CCCTCAAGCCAGTCCCTTGGAGAGACAGCGCCGGGAGCAGAGCCCGCCCATGCCATACCATAGCTCATGATGGCCGCCGTATCGCAGTAAGCGTCAAGGTCGCCGTAAACGCACCAGTTCTCGCCGCCGACCGAGCCATTGATAGCGTTCATACCCGGCAGGCAGATGTTCATGAGCTTGCTGCTGTCATAGCCTTTTACCGTGTTATAGATATTCCGAAACATCGCCGTGGAGGCAGCGTGCGTGGAATATCCGTCGCCTTTTTCAAGGTCGATGTCAATGCCGTCGCACCACGGATATTTTTCCATGATGCGGACAATCTCTGAAAGAAAGGTATCCTGAGCGCCATCCGTATTATCCCGGAGAGCAGCAAAGATACTGTTCGTGCCATCGTTGGATATCGTCAGCAGCCATTTGATATGCGGCCATCGGTTGATGTAGGTTAGCATATTGGAAATGGCCACGCCGCTTTCCGTGATGACACCGGTGCGTGATACCTTAAAAGAAAAGAGACCTACCTGCGAGAAGCGGTCTCCATATGTGGCAAGCGCCTGATACATTCTGGAATTGCCCATGAATGTCCAGACCATGCATTTTCGGCCTTTCAAATAATCATAGCTCACAGGGCATCACCTCCGTCCTGCATTTCCTGAAATTCAACATAGATTCGAGCTGACTTTTTATCTTCGACCGTGATCGGGTGCTTGCTGTCACCGGCAGCGGAGTATTGGAAAAAGCCGTCCTTGTTGGTCGCCGATCCGTTTTTCAGGCACTCCCTCGTCGAAGCGAAAAGGTCAAACTCATCACCGGCAGCTGCTACAGATTTGAAGGTTGCCTTATGAGCACCTTCACCCAGCGCAAGCGAAATACTCCCGGCGGCCATTGCCTGAATCGGATAGACCTTGAAATCGAGACCAGCGGCAGTGGAACCGAGGTTATAGATAATGCACGTCGCAGCGGAGCGGACGATGCCGTTATAAAATCGCTTGCCAGATATCGCATCATCGCCGTCGTATTTTTCCAGAAGTGTCTCGGTGTTGATGACAAAGCCTGTTAGCTTATCTCCTTCCTGCAGCATGAGGTCGGTAAACCAGACGGTGCCGGTGCAGTCAATAACGGTGGGCTTTACTAAGATGTTTACGACGCGCTTATCCTGCTTCTTTGTAATTGTCTCTGTAAAGCGTGTAAATTCCGGCATTTATCCGTCCTCCGTCCATTGAATTTCTGATACATGACCTACCCAGCCGGTTGCGATGGAGCCGCCCTGCAGGAGCATATCTGTGATATAGACAGTGCCGGTGCAGTCGGTCACGCATACCCGGATGGTGATCTTCGTTACGCGACCATACTGAGGAGAGACGTCCTGCGCTACGTGTGTAAATGAAGCCATAACAATCCCTCCCTCAGATCAAGTCAATAAATCGTGTTTCCGTTGTGCCGTCCTCGTATTCGAAGGTCACCTCAATGCCCACTTGACCGCTGCTGCCTTTTACAAGATTCTCGGAAGCAATCTGCGCCGAGAAGGTATAGCACTGCCGGTTGGCGGGCGTTATGGTCTGCGATAGGCTCTTTGTGGTATTCAGAGCGCCTTCGCATTTGAAGGAGGCCATGCCGGATACGCCATTGTCTGCATCCACGCTGAAACCGGAATTCTGCCAGTAGGTCAGGCCGGAGTCTGCTCTGGAATTGCGCAGGTGGTTAAAAGGCACCAGATCCTTCATTTCCTGACTGTCGATGAGGTCGGTTGACTCCAGCGTATCGGCTGCACTGTCCCAGCGTGAGGAGGAATCACCCAGCTCCCGGAGGGTGGTAGAAAGCTCCAGCACGGTGTTCCAAGGCTCCTGCAGGTTGTATTCCCTGCGAACAATTCTGGTCTTTACGGACAGGTTCAGGTCGTCATCCTTCACCATAACCGTATCGCCAAGCTCCCAAGTTTCATGCTCGTAGCCGGTCAGCACTGACAGATCTACGGCCTTTAGCACATAGGAGATACGCGGAGAGGCGTAGTCCGCCAGACGCATATTGGCATACTCCAGCATCTGATACGGATTGGTGAAGTTCGAGCAGTCCAGCGTAGCTATTCGTATCTCGGAGGTATAGGTTGTGTCCTGCACATACTCGTTGCCACCATTGATTGAAGCAAAGGTCATGCCGTCCTTGCCGTAGGCATAAAGCCTTGTAATCAGGCTGGTCGTATCAATAACACGCTGGATGGATTTCATATTTTTCTTGTAGCAGAACAGCACGCCGGAATCCTCACCGGAGAAGGTCAGGAGCTTCACGATCCTGTTTGCGTTATCAAAAATCAAGTCGCCGCCGTGAATATTCTGTACTGCCCGCAGGATCGCCAGTGCGTTTTTCTCAGAGCAAGTCCATGTACGCTTTGTGGAGACGTTGACCGTTCCCACATCCCAGTCGGTTCCCTGCAGGGCGTATGCCATCGGCACATCTGCTGTGTCTGCGTTAAAAGTAATCTCATCCTTCTTTACGGAGTAGGCAAGATCATAGAATGCCGCCTCCGCATAAACCGTGGTGATGGCCTTGCCGCTTTCTTCCTTGTCGTCCGTAATGGTACGGATGCGATAGGTGTCGCTGACAATGCGCACGGTCTTTTCGTTATCGATATAGGCACGTTTGCTGTCCTGAAACGGCAGCTTAAATTCCAGCTCATCCACACCGTTGATCTCACTGGTCACAATGATGTCATAGGCGTTATCCAATACAGCCTCCACATTCCCGTCCGAGTCCAGAATGACCGGTCTTGCGTAGCCGAGTTTGGTGTAGAGCGGCTTTGGATTATCGTAGAGACTGATGGAGACAAGCGTAGGTGTTCTTGCCGTATTTGTGGTAGCAAGCGTCACGCGGTATTTGATGTATTTTCTTTCAGGAGATTCCAGCTCGCCGTTTGCGCCGACAGCCTGCCACTCTGTCCAAGTGGTTAGGTCGTCCGAGGTGGCTGTTTCCACAAGCGAGATAGAGGTTTCTCCCGGAGAGTAATCCGCCTTCACAGAAACTCTGCCGTTGCCGGTCACACCACAGTCCCTTGCTGCGGTAATGAGCTGTCCGCTTGACGGATAGACAGAGTTCGTGGCTTTTAGCGTTACTACATCTGCTGTTGTAAGAGCGTCCACATCACCAGACAGATCTGCGCCATTTGCGGAGAGCGACTCCAGAAAATATTCTGCAAGGTCATCTGCTGTAAGATCAGAATCGCAGTCGAGGAACCAGTCATCAAAGCCGCCTGCATACCAGTAGGAATCCGCATGCATTCCCCAGATGAGGTCGGCTACGCATGAGCGATTCAGCTCTCCGGTAAAGGTCAGCACGCTTGACTGCCATACCGTGCCGGAGCTCTTATCGCCAAGGATATACTGCGCCGTCTTGACATTTGGCTTAATCACACAGGCGATAAAGTACCAGTAGCCGTTTAGCAGAGAGAATGATGGCGTTACCGACGTGTCGAGAATCAGAGAACCAGAGGAGTTATACAGCATGATCCTTGGCTTTCCTCTGATCAGCGATAGATAAAAAATCGGCTGGCCGGAGCCATAGCGGGTATTCAGGATCGGAGTATAGGTATTGCCGACCGAATATGTCGTAGGCTTCATCCAGCCGCCGACTACGATGGTATCACCGAGGCTTGAAAAGATGCTGCCGTCGTTCTCTACCTTCAGATAGGTTTTCTCCGAAGATGGATTGTTGATGTTCATCTGAAAGTAGCGACCGAAGTTGCCGGTTTTCATATCGGCAGTGGTGCCGCTCCAGTTGTGGATATATGCCTTGCGATCCTTCCCGGAGTAGTCGGCAAGATAATTATTGGAATCCGGCTCAGATTCATTAAAGCGCCAGAGGCCGTCCGGAGCCCACTCAGCCGGAAACTCACCGGTGAAGGCATCTTGGGTATTCAGTATATTTTTAAGAGCCATGTAAAATCACCTCCAGCGGCTTCTGGCCTGAATGTTCAGTTCCGTAAATGTTGTATTTGCACCGACCGCAGCAATCACGATGGTATTATCTCCGGTATTTAAGACCGGGAAATTCAGCTCTGACAGAAGCGGGAGACCGTTTCTAAGCGTCTCGCCATTGGAATCCACTACCTTTGCTGTCATAAGGTCGGAGTCAATAATCAAGGTTTCTCCGGCAGCAAGCCGTCCAGTGATCTGAAGCTCGCTGCCGTTTGTGGTTATGGAGATATACGAGTCAGTCCCGGAAGGGATCACACCCTTCAAGGAGTAGACCGGGTAAGACTCGATATTTCCAAGAGCGCGGGAAGCGGTAAAGGTTCCGGCTTCCGCAAAATCAAAGGTCTCGTCCGATATGGCATAGCCATAAGGGTCTGGGCAGAAAAATTCCAGATCAAAGGTGCAGGAATTACGAACTGCCCGATCAAAGGAAAATCCGGACGTAAGCCTTGCTTCATACACTCGTCCCGGTTCCTTATCCAGAATGAGCTGGCATAGGCCGTTGTCCGGATTGAGCCACTCAATAATGTCATCCTTCTTTGACAGAAACTGCGCGTCTGTCTTTCCCGGAGGAATAAAGCAGGAAATCAGTATCTTTCGCTCAGATACCGTTTCTCCGAAATCAAATACGCCGTGCCGTCCGGGCATAGTGATCGTGTTATTCCGAAGCTCCGGCATCCGATATTCGTTTGTTATTCTTGTCGCAAGTCCCATAGACTGGGAGGTTGTTCCGTTAAATGAAAATCCCATATTACACCAGTCCTTTCGCCCTGCGTCCGGCAGTAAGCAGTGTATTCAGCTGCTGAGAAATCTTCCGGATATCATCGTCGCTTCTGACGCTCATCTCCTCGATATTGATGAGAGGCTGGTCGCCGGAAACGCTGAGGGTTGCGCTGCTTACTGCATCCTGAATCATGGAGCGCAGTGAGCTCACGCCGACCACAGCCTCATCACCGGCCTCGCCTCCGCCAAGCAGTGTGCCGCCGCTCTGGCCGAAGATGGTCGCGTCCTTTAAAATCATGCCGCCGGACATCGCCTTCTTATACCAGTCCACAGAAAAGTGCGGTATGGACGGCGGATTCAGCGAAAAGCTGCCTGTTATGGAAAAGTGCGGCAGCTTGATCTTTGGCAGGCTCCAGCTGAAGTTGAACACGCTCTTTAGCTTGTTTACAATGCCGGATACCGTGCTCCAGATTGTATTGAACACATTGGAGATCGTATTCTTGATCCCGTTTACGATATTGGAAACCGTACTCTTGATCGCATTGAAGCCATTGCTGATTCCGGACTTCATGGTATTTACCACATTCATGACTGCGCTCTTTATGCCATTCCATACGGAAGTGATCACGCTCTTTACGGCATTGAAAATCGTAGAGGTCGTAGTCTTGATGGCATTCCAAGCCGTGGTGATAACTGTCTTTATGGCATTCACGACAGTTTCTACAGCGGTTTTTATCGCATTCCAAACAGTAGTCACCACGGTCTTTATCACGTTCAGGACGGTTTCGATGATCGTCTTGTAGATATTGAAATAGGTGGTCACCACAGTTTTTATGGCATTGAATATGGTTTCAAAAAAGCTCTTGATGCCATTCCAGATAGTGGAGATAACTGTCTTTATGGCATTCATCACGGTTTCGACCGTAGCTTTTATCGTATTCCATGCCGTGGAGAGAAAGCTGCTGATCGCATTTACCACAGTGGTAAAGGTGTTCTTTATGGCCTCCCAGATACTGACGAAGAAGTCCTTGATTGCCGTCCATACAGTAATGGCGATTTCCTTAACCTTCTCCCAGAGATTGATCCAGAATTCCCTAAAGCCCTCGCAATTGTTCCACAGGTAGATGAAGGCAGCCACCAGAAGGCCGATAGCGGTAATGATCAGGCCTATCGGATTTGCTGCCATGACAGCATTCAGGCCTGCCATCGCCGTTTTTACTCCGGCCATAGCAGAGGTGACCATCGGAATGATCGTCATAATTGTGCCGACGGCGGAGATCACCTTGCCGACTATTACAAGTACCGGGCCGATTGCAGCCGCCACGAGAGCAATCTTTACGATCATCTGCTGCATGGGCTCTCCGAGGTTGTTCCACCATTCGGCGAGGGATTTCAGCTTGTCAGAAAGCTCTTTCAGGACAGGTGCGAGCACAGACATCAGGGAATTACCGACTTCCGCACCGGTTTCCTTCAGAGAGTTCATGGTCATCTGGAACTGGTCAATCGGGTCGAGGGTCTCATTGAAGGTGTTCTCGACACTTCCCTCAAAGTCACCGAGGAAGCCGGAGAAATCCGACAGGTTGAGCTTACCGGTTTGCACGGCATTGTAAATAGAGGCACCGGCTTTACTGCCAAAAAGATCGTAGGCCGCCTGTAGCTTTTCTGCATCGCTGCCGCTTCCCTGCATGGTGGCGGAGAAGTCAGCAAGTGCCTGATCCAGTGTTTTTCCGTCTGCCGTTGCATTTTTCATGGCGGTCTTTAAGCCCATCATGGCGGCAGAGGTATCAAGACCGGACATCTCCACCATGCCCATAAAGCCAGCGGCCTGCTGGGCGGTGAGTCCCATTTCCTTCAGCTGCGCGGCATTGGAGGAGAGGGCGTTTGCCAGCGTGTCCATATCAATGCCTGTGGCTTGACCGGTAGCATTTAAGGCATCCAGAAGGTTATCTGCCTCAGAGGCGTCCATACCGAAGGCATTCATGACGGAGGATACATTGTCGATAGATGTCGAAACATCGGTATCGTTGAGCTGGGCAAACTTGATGAATTTTGCCGAGAGGTCATCCAGCGCCTGTCCGGTCAGGCCGAAACGCGTGTTGACCTCGCCGACAGCGGCACCGGCAGTTTCGAAGTCCGTCGGTATCTCTGTGGCGAGGTCTTTTACGATCTGG